ATCTTCTTCAGTAATAGCAACTTTTGCAGGTGCTCCAAACTGTGATGGCATTTTTCTTAAAACCGCATTATAATCATTAATTGTTACCGCCCTATTTTGAGAAGAAAAGTTAAACCCAATTAAGTTTCTAACTTCCTCAACAGTTGGTACATTAGCCCCACCAATAGCCGCAGTAACATTAGTACAAGACATACTATTAATAACTGAACTATTGATTGATGGATTCGGTCCATTAACCGCAAAATTTATTGTACCTATTTGGTTGATAACACTTGTACCTAAATTAGTTCCCAATCCACCACCAATTCTATATTGAACAAACAATGTCGTATTTGGAGTAATTGTTGAACCTAATGATAAATTATTTGAATATTTAGATAAATCTAAAGGTGTTCCATTTCTAGCAAACTCTCTTAATAGTTCATCCGTAGATTGACTTCCTCCACCAAATGTTATTTTTAAAAATCCTTGTGGAGTATATTCAGTTATAAATTTATCACTCGTTTGAAGATACTTACCAACTTTTTTTCCAGCAGCACTCTGTGAACCTGTTGGGTCTTCAACAAATATCCTATCTTGTGCCAACGCATCAACCTCATACCATCTATTGTTTAGACCTAAAAATTCTTCAACGGACGGAACGTTATTGTAGTTCCTGTTGGGTCTTCAACAAATATCCTATCTTGTGCCAACGCATCAACCTCATACCATCTATTGTTTAGACCTAAAAATTCTTCAACGGACGGAACGTTATTGTAGTTTAGTCCATCTTTTAATAAAACACTTGTAACCCCTAAAACATTTTTTTCAGGTAAAAACAATTCTAAAAATGGTCTTGACTCAGAGGTAGTAATAGTCTTTCTAAAAACTTTAGTAATACCATTAACTACGGGTTCTCTTTTAGTTATTCTATAGTTTATTGTTATCCCATTCGCGTTTTGAATAGGTGTTTTAGTTCTATTTCTAAAACCTTCACTATTTGTTTCCTTTGAAAAATCTATGTCGCCAGCAGTTTCAAAAACTTGCCCTGCACCATATACTTGTGAACCTCGTCTTAATATTCCACAATATTTAATATTTTCTTGAGCCCCATCAGCAGGAACTACAATTGAGAAATCGACTAAAGCAACTGACGGTCTTTGACCAGGAATTTTAAGTCCATATGTTCTTGCAATGTTATATATAGATGAACTCTGTTGGGCGTATTGTAATACAGTTTCTTGAATACCTCTATCAATATGATAATGTAAATTATCTGTAACTGCAGCGTTAAGGTCTAAAAACACTGAGAAAACCGCAGCGTCATTAACATTTTGAACTAACTCAGGGTAATACGCTTTAACAAAATTTACTAACTCTTGTCTTATATTTTGAAAGTCCCTTGTTGTGTATGATATTTGTTTGTTTGCCATTTTATATATTAATTATTACAAAACTACTTGAGTTAAAGACATCATTTGTTATTTGATAGTCAATTCTTACTTTAGCAGTATATTCTTTAGTTGCCAATCCTGATATAGTTAATTGTGTGTTAACAACATTTCCTTCTGTAGTAACATACGCACCCGCTTCTTCAGATGATAGAGCGGTAACACTTATTGATGTTACCAATAAGTTAGGTATATATGTCTCGACAGAATCTTTTATTTCAGTTTCAATATCATTAAATGTTGGTCCGTCTAATGGTTCAAAAATATATTCATACAATCTTGTACCAAAATCAGGTAAAAAATATCTACTACCCTTTCGAGTTAATAATAAATGTATTAAATTATTTTTAATCTCATCACTAGGAGTTTCAGATAAGTTAAGATATTTTCCAGTTAAGGAATCACCAAAAGGAAAATTAATACCGTATGTTACACCATTACCCATATTTCATAAATAGTATGAAATTAAAAATCCCGACCTAGCTCGGGATAACACATCGGATTTTTTAGATAGTTTTTTTAAAAAATTAAATTATTGGGTTTTTTCAATTTTAAATTCTTTAAAAAACTTCGGGTAACTCTCTAAATAACCTTTGTAAGTCTCATCATCATACTCAATATTTTCTGCCATCCAATACCAATAAAGATTATCATTCAATTTAAATCCATAATAATCGTGAACGTCTTTTTGTATTTTAATTTCTCTATCAGCATATTCATGTTGTCCAACACATATAAAACCTGAGGTAACATCTTTTATTATATTTGGTTCGTCACCTGGAACAAATCTATTATTAATCCAATTAAGTCTTTCAATTAATTTTTGATAAAACATATTTGCACTACCCCATCTTATTGATGTGAAAAAAATTACACAATCAGACTCGAATAATTCTTTTGATATTTTCCATAGTTCATCATCTTCATTATGGATTGATGCCCAACATCTGTGATATCCTGACGGATTTTTTTCTTTATCTTTTAGTAATGCTTCTTTTAATCCACACTTATTACCATCCTCTCTTGATACATTACCTTCACACGGATAAATAATTAAATCGGGAACATTAATTAAAGTTACATTATCTAATTTTTCAGCCATAACTTCCGCCAATATTGTCGATTTTGGGGATTGTTTTTCTAAAATTTTTTGATATCTATTAGAGCATGTTAAAAACAATACTTTGTCAAACTTTTTAAGTATCTCAATTGTTTTATCAATATTTTTAAAATTTCCTGATTTCATATCTAATAAATACTACGGTGTTATCCATTTTTCCCCTTCCCAATATTCAACACCAGTTATTTCTAACTTGTAAGGAAAATAATCTTTATAGGATTCATATATATATAAATAATTTTTTCCTTGTGTTTTTCCGTAATTACTTAACGATAATATTGAATCTTTCCCAAGTGAAAATTTAAACATGTTTTGTATAAACGAGGTTTCCAATCCTAATAATACGTTTTCAAATTCTCTAAATCTAGTATATGCAACAACCTCATTTTCAAATTTAACTTCCATAATTTTTAAATCACCAAAACTTGAGTTGTTATTGTAACTATCAAATAAATCAAAATTTTTTTCTTTAAAATAATTTGTAAAAAATAAATCTACCTCAGTTTTTTTATCAATGTAATTAAAAATACTAATTTTTAATTGTGATAATATTTTTTTTCTTTTGTATGATAAAACTATTTTATCATTATTTATTCGACAACTTTTGGATTGGTACCAATAAAGTGGTGGTTGAAGGTTTGGTAAAAAACCAAGCTCTAAGAGTTCATATTCTTTTTCTCCTTCAGGAATTACAAACGCCTCACAAAAAACTCTATCATTTTGAACATGACCGTGTAAATGGTCAAATATTATTCTCATTTTTATATTTTAAATCTAAGTTATCGTATTCTTCAGAACGTTCCTTATTAGATTCTCCGGCCTCTAAATTAGTATGGTCATAGTTAAAAACATCAGTATCTGGAGTTACCCATCTTCCATTTCTTTCCGCAGTCCAAAGTGTAGTATTATATTTTCTATTTATAACAATATCTTGTTTAACTGTAAAAGATGGGTCGTGCATGATTAAACGATTGTTTGGTTGGATTGCAAAATTACCATTATCCATTTGAATGAAATGGCCACATTTATGTTGTGATGGAAATTCACTTAAACCAAAATCAGTATCACTCATATCATCTGAACTTCCCCAATCTAATGTAAATAAATAACGTCCCGAATATTGAACCCGTCTTCTTGATGTAAACTTACAAGTTTTATTTTTTAAAATAGGAAATGCAGTTACTCCAACATGGTAAGTAAACGAATCCCATAATACTAATTCGTCTAATTCTTGTTCAGGAGCATCTTCTTTCCAACAAAAAGCATGTATTGGCATTCTCCACCACAATCCACCATCTTCCATCATAAAATGGAATAATGGTGCTTGAGCCGGTATTGATGACATTCCAAAAATATAACATGGAAATTTTTTATCATGAGAATCTTCTTGGTTTCTTAGAAAGTTACCTCTTATATATGCTTCGACAATAGGTATCGGTGTGTTTAAATATGACATGATTTATAAATTTTTTAAATAATTAAGACGAACATCCAAAACAATCAAATTCACTGTTTTCAGGTTTGTCAGGTAAATTCATATAACTGTAATCAACCTTTGGTGGTTCAGGAGTTGCTTTTGGTTTGTTAATTTTTGATACGTCCATAGCCAAGTGTTTTGCTCCTGTTGAGATAGCTCTTGTTCTAACGTAATAACAAAGTGTCTTCAATCCTTTTTCCCACCCATAAAAATGTGATGATGAAATCTTTGATAATGTTGGGTTTGACATGTAGATATTCATTGATTGTGATTGGTCAATGAACGGTGCTCTGTCAGCCGCCATTTCAATCAATGCCTTTTGTGAGATTTCCCAAATTGTTTTATACTTTTCAATCAGTCTTTCAATTCTCTTAACTTTAAAGTTATATCTTTTATCTTCAGGGTCCAAATAATTCAAGAAGTTAATTCCTTGAATTGAACCTTCATTCATAATGATTTCATTCTTTAAG